CGTCAAATAATTTATCATCTTGATAGTGATGTCCCAAACATGTTACATCAACGTTATCACCTTCTTCTATATCAACTCCAATCCATTCACAATTTTTAGAGTGTGATTTAGCTAGAGGATAACAATTTGCAGATCCTATTTCTAACCACCTTTTATTTTCAAAAAACTTAGGATATAAAACCTTAGTTTCATAAATAAAATGCATTATTTGGTGGTGCATTTTAGATCAAATCGTCTTTATATTCTTCTCTAATCTCAGGTGGTAAAGTTAGTCCTACTAATTTCTTAGTATCTGGGCAGAAAAATACTGGGATTGGCATAACTGCGTCTTCATCAGTTCCTGCTACAAATTTAGACACACTACGTAATAATACACCTTGTTGGAAAATTTTATTTCCATCTGGAGTTTCAAATGAAGTAGTATCTTCTAATTTTACTTGTGGTTGTCCTACTGGATTGCTTTGGTTACTCATTTTTTTTAAATTTAAATATTAATTAATTGTTTTATTAAGGCCATACAGTTTATTTCTTTATCTATTCTGAAGTTAGATTGAAAACTATATTCATTTATGTGTATTGCTACTGTGCCTTCTTTTCCAGGAGCAAAATCTGAAGCATTATCAAATAGAAATCTGTAAAATACTTCAAAATCTTTAACATTAGCATTAGCTATTATTTGTCTTATTTCATTAAATTTAGGTGATGATTTAGATAATTCCTTAACTACTTCACTCATGTAATTATTAGAAACTAATGCATCTTTATCTAATTTTAAATTATTATTTTGCGTGGATACTTGTATTGTATTAAGCATCTTACGAACGTCAGGGTAGTTGTTATTAGTAATTGTTTCTAAGTCACTAACACTACATTTTATACCTTCCTTCTGTACAACTTTCATCAAATGATTTACTACATCTAATTGGTTTGGTGGTATAATTTTTAATGTTTGACACCTTGACTGTAAAGGATCTATAATACGTTCAATAAAATTACAAGTTAGAATAAAACGTGTAGTTCTTGAAAATGTTTCTATTACATTCCTTAATGATGCCTGTGCTTGTATAGTTAGAAAATCTGCTTCATCTAATATAACAACCTTAAGTGGTTTAAATGACATTACACTAGCAAATCCAGATACTTTATCTCTAATAGTCTCAATACCTCTTTCATCAGAAGCATTAATATAAATGTGATCACAATCTATATTTTTTACTATTAATTTAGCTAATGTTGTTTTACCAGTTCCTGCTGGTCCATAAAATATTAAATTTTGAATATCATTTTGACTAATATAATTTGATATTGATTTTTTAATACTTTCATTACCTACATAATTATTTATGTTAGTAGGACGATATTTTTCTACTAATAATCCGTGATCTTTCATAACCTAAATATACAAAATATTATTTAATTTTCCAAGCTTAAACTCCTTGTCTAAATTCACCATATAAAGAATACATTTTTTCTTCTTTTGGTTTTACTTCTTCCTCAGTTGCATGAATTGCATATAATTTACTTCCCATAGGATCTAATCTGTATTCACCTTTAAATCCTGTTTTATGTAAAAATGCTTCTAAAGTTTCAGTTAAAGTAGGATACACTTGTTTTTTTGGATCAGAAACAAGTTTCCACCTGTCTCCAGGTGGTACTCTTGTTGCTATTAGCTCGTTATGTTCGTTTATTACTGTTTCCATTTTAACTCATATGTGATGGATATGCCATCATATTATTAGCTGTTGGGTCATTCTCTTTTTTAGGTTCATCTACTACTATACATTCTGTAAGTAATACTGTACCTGCTACTGATGCCGCACTTTCAAGTGCAACTCTAGTTACTTTTGTAGGATCAATAATACCTGCTTCTTTCATATTAACAATCTTATCTGTTTTAATATTATATCCAGCCCATGTATCATCTCCAGATTCAACTAATCTATATCTACCTAACATTTGAGATTTAACTGAATCATGTCCTGCGTTTATAAGTATTTGTTCAAATGGTTTACCGCATGCTTTATAAACTATTTCTGCACCAATATTATCATTTTTAGCACCAATTACTCCCGTAATAGATTCTCTAGCATATAGTAAAGCAGCTCCACCTCCAGGAACAATTCCTTCTTCTTGTGCTGCTTTTGTAGCATGTAAAGCATCATCTACTCTATCTTTCTTTTCATTCATTTCAGTTTCATTTCCTCCACCTACATGAATAATTGAAACACCACCACAAATTTTAGCTAATCTACTTTGTAATTGTTCACGTTCAAATTCACTTGTTGAATTTTCTACCTGATTTGCTAATTCACTTGCTCTACTATTAATTTTATCTTCATCACCTTTACCATCAATAATAGTAGTTTTATCTTTACTTATAGTTGTAGTCCTAGCTTCACCAAACCAATCCCATGAAAATTTATCTAATTTCATTCCTTTAGATTTATCAAATACTTGACCTCCAGTCATAATTGCTATATCTTCTAAAATTAATTTTCTTCTATCACCAAAATCAGGAGACTTAACAGCACATACACTTAATGTGCCTCTTTGTTTATTAACAATTAAAGTTGCTAATGCTTCATGATCTATATCTTCAGCTATAATTAATAATGATTTACCTTGTTTTGCTACACCTTCTAAAATAGGCAATAATTCTTTTACATTAGTAAATTTATGGTCAGCAATTAAAATACTAACATCTGTTAATGTACTAGACATTGTATTATTATCTGTAACAAAATAAGGTGATTTAAATCCTCTATCAAATTGTATACCTTCAACTGTTTCTAGATACGTTTCACCTGATTTACTTTCTTCAATGTGTACTATTCCTTCATACCCAACTTTATCTATAGCAGTTGAAATTAATTTCCCTATTTCTACATCATTATTAGATGAAATTGTAGCTACTTGTTCTAATTGATCTTCAGATGAAATATCTTCTGATATTTTATTTTTTAAAACGTTAACTACTTCTTTTACTGCTTTATCAATAGATCTTTTAATTTCAACAGCATTAGCACCATTATTTAAATGTTGTAATCCTTGTTTAATCATTTCTCTAGCTAATAAAGTAGATGTAGTTGTACCATCACCTGCTTTATCAGCAGTTTTAAGTGATGCATTTTGAATTAAATTTACACCTAATTGTTCAAAAGGTTCTTTTAATTTAATATTTTTTGCTACTGTTACACCATCTTTTGTTGATTGAACTTGATTATGTTCTTGTTGAATTGCAACATTTCTACCATTAGGTCCTAATGTTGATACAACAGCATCTGCTAAAGTATCAATACCTTTAACCATTTTTTCTCTCCCCTCAGGGCCAAACTTAATTAATTTACTCATTGTCTTCTAATTTTATATCATTAATTGCTTTTTCTTCTTCAGGAGTTACTTCTGTTTCAGCTAATACGTCTTCAACAGATGATTTAACTCTCGCTAAAATTTGATTTTCAGGACCTACATAAAACTCTTCTCCTTTATGTTCAATTTTTGTAAAACCTTGAGTTGGTAAAACTACTTCATCTCCAACTTTAACACTAGTTTCTAAAAAATGCCCCATATGGGTGTGTGAACCAGGTCCTACTGCTACTACTATAGCATGTTCATTTTTATCTTTACCAATATCTGGTACTACAATTGATCCATACATTTCTTCGTTTTGTTCAATCGGTTTAACGATAACCGCATTAAATAATGCTTCTAAATTCATAATCCTTTATAATTTATTAGTATTTCAATTTTTTCATTTAATTCATCCCATCTATCAAGATATTCTCTTACACTAGTATATTCTTTTTTACTATTATTATGTAATTGACATTCAGCTATTTTACTTAAACAGCTTCCAAAGTTAGAATAATGGGCTACTGGTTTTTCATAATTTTCACCTTTACTATCCTTAGATCTTAATCTATCAGAATCTGGTGTTATTACTTCATATACTGTGTAACAATGTGAATCTCTGCCTATATAATAAGGCTCTAATACTGGGTCTTTTATTGTTTGCATATAACTTTATTTTTTATTCATATTAATATACGAAAAATAATTAAGTAAACCAACCTATAGGGCGAACTTTTGTGGTTACTTTAATTAATTTTCAAAACTTTAGGCATCGATGCTTTTGCAAATGGAACTGTTACAATTAACAATCCATCATTAAATTTAGCTGATGCTTTACTTGGGTTAAATTTAGTTCCTAATTTATAAGCTAAATTAAAAGAACGTTTTGCTATTCCTCTATGAATATATTTTCTTTCAGGATCTGGTGTTTTAGCTTTATCATAAGTAAAGGTAATACTGTCTCCTTCTAACTTAACTTCAATAGCATCTTTAGGGATGCCAGTGCAAGCTAACTCAAAAGTTAGACCTAAATCATCTTCAAATATATTAATTGGGTATTGTTGTTTGGCTTCTGCAGCCGGTGCGAATGTTGCTCCTGCTTCGAACAGGTTTCTAAATAATAGATCATACGGATTGTACAATCTTTCTAAAAATTGTGTACTCATATCACTTTGTTTTATGCTGTCGTTAGATCAGCGGTTAATAATTGTTTAAAAAAATACTTACGCCCTAAGGTCAATTTATTATACATATATTAAAAATCAGTTTCTGCTTTTCTTACCATATAATACTCACTAGAAACTTCATCGTTATTAAATTTAAATTCAATTAGTCCCATAGAACTAATCTTCATTGTTCCTTCCTCCATATCTTTATTAGCATGGATAATTGTTTTAAATGTGTCTGAATTATATGGTATTTTCATATCTTCTTCAGTTATATCACCTGATATTTGGTATGTAATTTTATTATTATGTCCATGCTCATCACCAAATACAAACTCACACACATTTTCACCATCTAAATTAGTTGTTGTTGTAATTAACATATTATCAATACCTTGTAATGCACTTTTAGCTTTAATTAAATTAT